ATCAGATTTCTTGGATTCATACGATGTTGATGATTACGAAACCAATTTAAGCGAAATCAAGAGAGCAAGAGCGAATAAAAGAAAGTCTGAAAGGATTGAAAAGGAAATGTCAGACGTTCCTTGCATCACAGAAGACATGGAACGTTGGCTGGATGAAAAAGTATTTCCGGGTCACATTTTATTTTCAAAAAAAGAAGGTAAGGGAACGGCATATACCTGTACTGCCTGTAAAGGGAGCGGATCAGTAAAGGAAAAATGGAAACATAAAGAGATTGTCCACTGCCCTAAGTGCAATCAAGTAGCATCTGTAAATAACCGTCAGAAGCAAAAAGTTGAACATACTCCAGTAGTGATATTGCAGAAATGTAATGATAGATGGGTAGAACGACAATTTAAAGCGGTGTGCCGCTGGAGCAAGGAAGGGAAAGAGATTAAGTTATTTGAACAATGTCGGGCACTTATTCCAATGGGAAAAACATACGGAAAGGTCTATTATGGAACGATCAATAATGCAGATGAGTTTGAACAGGACTTCTGGGATAAGAATCCGGCCGGAAAACGATTCTCACCTTCATATCTATATCCGGGAAATCTAAAGGAAGTTTTGCCATGTGGAAATCTGGAGAGGAGCGGGATGGATATTCTTGCAGATAAAGGAAAGAAATTCTATGTAAATAGATATATCACGTGCTTTCACGCAAGACAATACTGGGAGTATTTGGCCAAAAGCGGATTATATGAATTGGTGACAGAACTTTGTAATGGATATTGGTGGGGCGAACTTTCGATACACTCTGCAAAGGCCAGAAATCTAAAGGAACTTTTAAGGGTAGATGGAAATCGCGTAAATCGAATGAAACAGATTGATGGCGGAGTTAATGAATTAGAATGGCTGCAATATGAGCAGAAGGAGGGAATTAAGATCTCCAAAGAAAGCCTGGAGTGGCTGTCAAAGAAAAAAATGACCTTATCAAAATGCAAAGAAATCTTGAATGATTTAGGAAGTGTCAACAAAATGGTTAACTATTTAAAAAAACAAAAAATAGCACCAAGCAAGGTGATCACAACCTGGAGAGATTACCTCCGAATGGCACTCTTAGAAGGATACGACACACGAGATAGCATAGTTCGCTTTCCGAAAGACTTAAAACTTCGCCATGATCAGTTGGCAGAACGTAGAAATGAAAAGGAAAATAAAGAAAGACTAAACAAATATGCAGAAATAGATAAGCAGATACAGGAACGCCTGCCAGAAGTAAAAGGATATTTCTACGAAGATGATACATACATGATTATTCCGGCCGGTAAATGCAAGGAGCTGATGAAAGAAGGAAGAGAACTTCATCATTGTGTAGGAGCAAGTGATTTCTACATGAAGAAAATGGCAGCGGGAGAAACATGGATCCTGTTTCTTCGCAAGAAAGAAGATTTAGAAAAAGCATATTACACAGTAGAAATTAATTTGAAAACAGATAAGATTTTACAGTTTTATTCAGAGTTTGATAGACAGCCAGATAAAAAAGCAATTAAGAAACTACTGAACAAGTACACAAAAGAGCTTAAAACAATGAAACAACCGATTATGGCAGCGGCAGTATAGGAGGCAACATGGAATATAAACAAATGACACTCGCAGAGTGGCTAGATATCAAACAGAAATTAAAAGAGAACATCTCGTCCGCAAAGGACAAGCTAAACGGATTGAAGAAAGATTTTGTCCGTATCGGCTATCTCTTGCGCAAAATAGATGATAACGAATTATACAAGCAAGATGGCTATAAAAGTATCGCAGAATTTGCGAAAGCAGAATGTGGCTTATCTCCGTCAGATACAACAAGATTCATTCAGATAAACAAAAAATATTCCATAGGCGGCAATTCTGAAGAACTCCGGCCGGAATTTTTAGAGTATGGCCAAAGTAAGCTTGCAGCCATGTTAGCTCTTCCTGATGCCGACTTAAACATGATCACTCCGCAGACGAGCCGAGAGGACATTAGAGAATTAAACCGTTTTAACAAGTCAGATCCGGAACAGGGAGCGGATGACGACATAGAGCAACTTATCAGAGACTTCTACATATCTCAAGAACTTGTAAGAAAAGCGGTAACGGTAAAAGACGATCCCAAAGCCTTACGCGAATTAATTGCTCCAAGTGGAAGCAGGTCTTTCCGGAAGGGCATCTGGTTTATCCTATTTCATGAGAACAAGATAAATATCAAAAAATACTCCGGGGTAGCAAAAGAAATATCCTGGGAAGAGTTTACAAAGATAACGGCTAAGGTCCTAGAAAAATATGAACCAGATGATGCAACACGGGAGGAAAACACAGATGGATTTAAGGAAGACAGAGAAAACAATGAACAAGATGTTATTGGAAAGAGAAGAAATGCTGGAGAAAATGGCACAGGAACCAGAGAAAATGATACAGGAACCGGAGAAGATACCAGAAAGCCGGAAGAGAACACACCAGAGCCTACACAGAGCGAAACAGAACATGAAACCGATAACAATATCCCAGAAGAAAACACCGAAAAAGAAGTAATTGCGCCGGCGCAAAAATCGCCAAAACCCGCATTAATCCCAAGTAAGGAAGCGGTTTTGAAAGAAGACAAAAAGTCAATTATCCGTTGGGATAAAATGAAATCCATGTCTATCTCAGAAGTGGCCGAATTATTACACTTGGGATACAAGAGCCACCACCTAACCTTTAACAGCATTACAGACGTAGAAAACTGGCTGAGTGAGGAAATGGAAAAATAGCTGGACACCCTCTAAGGGTTTACATATTACACGAAACTTATCAACGGTTCCATGGGAACTATATGCCATTGTTATTCCTCCGGAATAAATCCGGAGGAGGAAGGAGTCGAAATGTTTTTGAACCCTAAGATTTTAAAAAAAGTTATTAAAAGAAGCGTATAAGCATAGAACCCTTTATCTTGCCTGCAAAGCAGAAAGCTTATATATAGCAGCAGGATACTGGGAAATGGAATTTTTAAAAGAATACATCCCCAAAGAAACATTAGGGGATATTGTAGCACTTTCAGGAATGCTTCCAGAAGATGGACAGCGGTATCAAGTCTTAGAATCAGGTAATCAGTTAGAGACTGGATTGCCACTTGAAATAAAAAAAATATGTGGATATGCGCCCAACAGAAGTGACAAATTGGTTAACTGTTTCAAGCGCAAGCAGAATGTTGCGGGTATTGCAGGATGCGTCTGGTGAAACCAAATTGTTAGATGATACATGCGTAAAAGCAGTAGACAGTAGTTATTGCGAAACAGAGAAAGGAGAAATAGCTCCAGCAGCCCCTACTTATAACGAGTGGTCTGTTGTATGGGAAAATAATGTTGGTAAATTCAGAGTAATGCTTCACCGGATGGATGAAGATAAAGAGGGAGTATTACAACAATTAGGAATGGTAGATCTGAGGAGGAATCCTGATTGAAAAAACGAAAGAAACATAAATCGAGTATATTACAACAAAAGGGAGAACCTTGTTACCTCTGCATGAAATTAAAACCAATGCGAGAGTGGAGACGAGCAGTACACGAACACCATATATTTGGCGGTTCGAACAGAAACAAGTCGGAAGCGGAAGGATTAAAAGTTTATCTTTGCCTGGAACATCATATCAGTGGCAAGGAAGCGGTACATAACAATGCTGAAATGATGAGATTGCTTAGAGAAGATGGACAAAAAGCCTTTGAACAGAATCATACAAGAGAAGAGTTTATGGAACTCTTTGGAAAAAACTATTTGGAGGATTAGCATGGATTTCGGAAAAAGATCACGAGAAGCATTAAAGGCCAACTGGATTCCTATTGAAGTAAAATTTCCAGAACATGAACAAGTAGTACTTATTTCTGCCCAAAATAGACCAGATACGATGATTGCAACATATCGCGAGGATACGGAAGGAGGAGCATTTTACCCACCGTTCGGTAATGCAAGCTACACACAATATGACGTCTTCGTGACTGCATGGATGCCTATACCAGAACCATATAAACCAAAAGATACAGAAGCCGCGACCTGGAAGAATAAAGTGCTAGATGATTTCATGAAGGGAGCAGAAAGGTAGTGAGTGACCTATGAACCATGAATCCAGAATACTACAAGATATGCTCATTACCGGGAAGATGGATGTACGCGAATTTAAAGAGCGGATAGACGCAATTAAACCGGATACATATATGAATTTATCGGAGAAGTTCATGAAATGTGAAATAGGCGAAGAAGAGTTCGTGGAGCGGTATAATAGATTAATTGAACAGGACGCCGAAAAGCACTGGGAACCAATCAGACCGCATGAGCACATATAATTTTACAAAATAACATGAGAAATAAGAGATACTTGACAAAAAAACATTATACACAAGAAATAATAACCAGTTTATTTGTAAAGTAAAGAAAGGAGTAAACGAGATGGAGAAAGCAAAAACAGCTACAATAATTCCTTTTGAAGAAGCGGCATACAAGGAGCACGTAGTCGAAG